GTCCGCCTCGGCCTTGGCCTTGGCAGCCGCAGCGTCACGCTCAGCACGGGCCACAGCCTCAGCCTCTTCGCGTGCCTTGCGTTCCTTGGCAAGCACAGCGTCCGCCTCGGCCTTGGCCTTGGCAGCCGCAGCGTCACGCTCAGCACGGGCCACAGCCTCAGCCTCTTCGCGTGCCTTGCGTTCCTTGGCAAGCACAGCGTCCGCCTCGGCCTTGGCCTTGCGTGCGTCCGCCTCTGCCTTCTCACGTTCCACGCGGGCCGCTTCTGCAATCGCTGCCGCACGCTCACGCTCAGCCTTCGCCTCCGCCGCAAGCCGTTCGTTCTCGGCACGAATGCGGGCATCCTCAACACGCTTGGCCTCGATTTCCGCCAACCGATCAGCCTCTGCCTTGCGTTCTGCCGCGATGCGTGCTTCATGGGCAGCACGCGACCCGTCAAGCAACTGCGACCACGCCGCATCGTTCATCTCTCCAAGCGGGTAGATCGAAACGTCAGGCACGAACGCGGCCAACGCCTCGCCGCGTGCCGCTTTGAGCTTGGCTTTGCGGTCGGCTTCCGCACGTTCCGCGAACTTCTCCGCGTGTTCAAGCCGTGTTTCCAGCGGCTCGCAGATGCCAGCAATCATGTTGTAGACGTTCTGGATTCCCTGCCCCTCACGGAGCGAAGCCTCCTTCAAGTCCTTTCGGATCTTGTCAGCACCCACACGCAACGCCCGCAACTTCAAGCGGTTCTCGCGTGCCGCCTTCATCTCCGTCACCTGCGTAGCGTCCGTGACGACGATTGATTCGGCAACCGCCGCAACGTCACGCACTTGCACAAACGTAGTGCCGAACGCTTCCACAAGATCAGCCGCCTTAGTTGCTGGCAGATTGCACTTCTCAACGATCTTTGCAAGTTCGCTTGCTTCAAATACTGACATCTCATTCCTTTCGATAGAAACAACCAACACAAAAACTCAGAACGGCACATCGGCCTCGCGGAACTGATCGACCGCCGCGACGGTTTCACCCTTGATCGACCGGAGCGTTTCGCGTGCCGCGGCGAGCGTGTTTGCAAACGCCGTGACGTGCTCGGCAATCGCCGCGATGATCGTCGGGTCACGCTCAACCCGCTTCAGCACTGACGGGATGGACGGGTTGTAGGACAACTGGTATGCGAACGCCCGCCCCGTCACCCACAACTGCCCCTGAACTTGCAGGGCGTAATCACCGAACCCATTGAGCAGGTATCCCATGTGAGTCTCGGCACTCGGCACCTTGATTTCAAGCAGGCCGTCATCACCTACCAGACGATCAGGCGATGCCCCCGCTACGCCGTCGTCGGTCAGGCAGAACCCAATCTCCGTAGCGTCCAGCCCCGTCGTGAACTCGAACCAACGCACGGCCTCGCCTTCGAGAGCGGTGCCGCGTGCCATGAACCCGCTCTCGGAATCGTCCAACGGCTGGCCCAAGTACCACTCGGCCATGAGGCGAGCACGATACTTCGCCTGAGATGCGGACGGTTTCAAGGTCTTGGCCGTGAGGATCTGGTCAAAGCACGACGCGGTAGGCACACCTAACCGTGCGTTCAGCCAATCGGGGGAGCCTTGCTTGCAGTTGATGATTCTCATGGTGCCTCCCGTCCCTTGCGTGCCAACTGCACGGCACACGCCGCAGCGTCCTTACCTACCTGATGGATCGCCTCACGTTGGGCAGGTGTCGCATTCGGATGAATCAAGGTGCGTACCAGAATCACAATGGTCCCCACGTTGTCGAATCCGTTGCGTGCCCACATCCTCGCGGACTCGTAGGTCTTTGCCTCGTACCCGTCTTCCTCAATCACTTTGACGTTGATGATGTTCACTTGCTCGCCGCCTTCCTGCGAGCCACCGCCGCGAACGCACCTGCCACCTTCGACGCTGGGATGTCGGCCAGCCTATCAACACCGGCCCACTGCTTGAACTTGGCTACGTCCGCCTTCGCGTCGTCCAAGGCAACCTCGAGTGCGAGCAGGTCGGATTCGCTGATCTTGTCTCCGCCTGCTTGGCTGGTGTCGCCGTCCATGTCCTCATCGCATGTCGTCAGACCCAACGCCTGAATCAGCGAGTACCGCATGGCGTAGGTCTGCACGATTCCGGCCTTCTGGCACTCACTCGCGGCCTTGCCAACGTCGATGAACACTGGGAGCGTTACCGACGATGACTCCGAATGCCCGGCCTCATGCGACACAATGCAACTGATCGTCATGCGGCCTTCTTCTACGGTCATGTCAGTCCAACGAAAAGACAGGCCAACCGCCGCAGCCGGGCCGCGAACGTCGCGGGCGATGTCTTCAAGGCTTGCGTACATGCGTGGCCCCTTTGTCCCATCACGACGCACACACTGGAACTGATCGCTGCGGGTACGCCGCTGGACTGGCGGGCACGTTGCCGCGAACTGTGCCATAGCCGCCGCAAATGACTGCTTGGCCTCTGCTGCTGCCATGCGTTCGGACAACTCGACCAACTTCATCAGCGTTTCCGCTGGCTGTCCAGATTGCACCGCCGATGCCAGAATGCTCATCGGGGTATTGGGGATGGTTGACAACTCGGACGGTTCGTGCTTTGCAATCTGTGACATGCTGACTCCTTCGCCGCGTTATTGCGGATTAGACTGTAGCGTAGACTCTACACTGTGTCAACGGTTCACTCGGAAAGCGTGTACAGCCACACGCCGCCCTTCACATGCTCGGCCTTGATCTGGTACCCGCACTGCCGCAGGTCATGCACGCGGGCCGATGACCGCAGGCCGCAGACTTCGACAAGTTGCACGTTGGTAGCGGGGCCGGTGCGGAGGCGAGCAAGTAGGCGTTCATCCGCCTTGGATAGCCGCTTGGCCTCATCGAATAGGGTTTGTTCCATGCGTCACTTCCTTGTGAGCAGCGACGACGCGGCATCGTTCAACTGCCGCTGCATGGATGCGTACTCGGTTTCCGCAGCCTGAACCTTCTCCATTTCCTCATCGCGTAGTTCCTTCATCGCCTTGTACTCTGCTTCGATCTTGTCAAACTGCGAACGTGCGTCGCGTACCTTGGTTGACAGTTGATCGAGGCGGGCTGCAATGACCACAATGTTTGCCGTGGTGGATTCCGCGTGCGTCTGGGCAGTCGGTGCCCCCGCCATCTGGATCTGGTGAACGGTCGGACGCGGGGCCTTATCTGGAGGCATCTGCTCTGGTTCCTTTCTCGGTTGTTCCTTGGTCGGCAAAGTGATTTCATCGCCATACTTGCGGGTGCAAGGCTTGACGTGTTGATACAGCACGTCGTAGACCTTCTCCCCGCATCTGACGGAAACGCTTCGCTTGGTGTGTGTGACGATGGTTCCAAGTGACTCGCGGGAGTGCCTTCCGTCACAACGGACGTAGACACGCGAATAGCCCGCAAGTAGATGGGCCTTCAACGATTCATGGGTCATGCCCCAACTCATGCTGTACTCCTAATGCGGGCCGCGACAACAAGCCACGGCCAGCGTTCCGGCGTGCACGTTCATTCGCACTCTCTTACTTGCCGGAAAGGTGTGGGCAGGAGTCGAACCTGCTCGGTCGCTGGTCACGGAGTCTGAAATCCCTGAACGGTCGTCCGTGTGCCCCCGTTATTGCTTGCGGCATGTGTTCAGCATTGCCTCAATGCGTGTCACCGTCCACGCCGCCACACCTGAAACCACGCCGCACGGCTTCCGCCATGCGGGTGATGCGATTCTCGGCACGGCTCGCGGGCCGCAGACATCGGTCGTGCTACTACTGTCATCGCAGTAGCAGTTACCTTGGTCCGAAACCTCCCGCCACGCTTTCGCAGGGCGGGGAGTGCTGGTGATTCATGGGCCACAACCGCATGCCGTCGTCGGATCTCCCGACGCACCACGCCAGCGTTAATCTGATTCGGTCTTTGGCGTTGCATCTGACTGATTGACATATTTCCGAAGCATCTCGCAAAACTCCTTGAAATCGTCTGGGCTCATGTCTGCCTTTGCGTATTCAATTGCTCGTTCCGTTCTGCTCATGTGAAAATCAAATACCCAGCCGCGTCCAGACGACATCGCTGACTCCTTTCAATCTGGGTTCGGATTCGGGGACGTGTTCTTCATCGCACGGCATTCCATGTACGCCAAGAGTGCCCGCCGCGTAGCGTCCAGCCGCTGCTGTTCGTTCCACCCGCCACGGTCCACGCGGACGCGAATCTCGTCCAGCCTGCGAAACAGGCGATACCAACAGTCGTCGGTACGCCACTCGGGGGGTGGCATGAACAGGGCACCGATGAGAGCAAGAGTCGTCATAAACCCCGCCCGCCGTGTGTCGCGGCGAACGGAGCGAGAGAAGTTGAATGCCGGTGCCGGTCTTTCGACGCGGGACCAGCCGGAGGGGATGCACCGTCAGATGTACCGTGCGAGTTCTTCGACTTCCGCAACGATGCGGCGGAATGCGTGCTGTGCGTCAACCATCGTGCCAGCGGTCGCGTCCGCAATCGGATTCCCATCGACGCGGCACTTCTCGCAGTTGATGCTCGCCTCAACCTTGCATCGCTTCTGTGCCCGCTTCAGCATCGGCACCAACGCGGCCAACGCATCTGCCGCCTCCTGAACTTCCGGCAACAGGCCGACGTTCTTCTCGGCCAGCACTTCGATGTCACGCTTGCTCAGTTCCTCAGTCATTGCTGTACTCCTTTCGCGGTGCCTCCCAGCACCTATCGCATTCCCGACACTTCCACACGCGGCACGCACTCATGCCGGTGTCTGGCTCATCATCCCAGAACTCGTACGCCAGCCGCACCGCACACCACGGGCACGCCTCTGGTACTTCCATGCTGCTGTCTACGCGGATGATCTGGTCGGTGTCCATGGTGTACGTTACGCTCCATCCTCGGATCAGTCAAACGCGGCGACAATGGATTCGTGCTGCATGAACATGGCCGATGCCGCCGCCGCGTAGCCGTTGTTCCGAAGCCATTCGCGGGCATCCAGCAGGCCCCGCTCGCGTCCGGTGCGATAGGCCCGATTGATGTACCCGCCCGTGACAACATGGCTCTGAGTCTCGGTGTCGGCGATGCGTGACAACATCTCGTAGTCGGCCACCGATGTCCTGTCCGCAGCACACCCACCGTCGAACGGGTCCGGTGAAGCCATGATGTCCGCGATGAGCCGTGCGTCCGCTTCGTTCGTTGTTCCGTCAAGCATTGCTAGTCCTTTCGCTAAGGTGAACTATTCGATACGCTCGAACAGTTGAATCGACGCGGCCTGCGTTGGCGGGTCGCGGCGGGTTGTTCAGTCGTTGGGGTCGCGGTATCCGGCTGGCCCGTGGTGTTCAAACGCAATGCCGCCAACGGTAGTATCGGCACGTTTGGCCTTGGGCTTGAGTCTCCCATCAGGCAATAGGTCGCACCCGTCAACCTGGATTCCATATGGGACAGTCGCCACGCGGTAGGCTACGAGGCGTGCCCCCGCCGCTGCCATTGCCGCAGCGTCCAGTTCTGCACCCCTTGGCGGGCTGTCAAACTCAACAGCCACAACAGCCACCGCGTAGACTGCGAGGTGCAGCGGCACATTGCCGTACACCAGTTTTCCCGCAACATCAGACGCGGTTGCGTTGCCGGTGATGACCGGAACATTTGACGGAAGGCCAGCTGCCTCGATGATCCATGCTGCGGTCGCTGCGTGCCTGCTGACAATGACGACGTTTCCCATTGTGTTCTCCTTACCGCTTCGCAAGATACGAAAGCAACGCACGCTTTGCCGTACCGCGTGCAAACGCAGGCACGCCGGTTTCCTGTTCAATCTCCAGACTCGCAACGATGCGGGCCTTGTCTTCGGCCTTCAGCCAGCCATTGCAGATGGACGCACGGCCCATCGCCTCTGCCGTGCCCCAAGAGAAGAACCAGCCGCGACGGTCCTCTGCTCCAATGTACCCAATGGCATGGCCGTTGTGGTCTGTGCAATCGTGTGCTGTGATGCGGATCTTCATCGGTTGTCCTCATAGCCAGCCCGGTCTGGCGGTTGTTCCGGGTAAGCCAACCCGCACCGTTTCCGGTGGGGGTGGGTGGTGGTCATGTCTTAGCGGGTTGCCGCGTTCGTGTTGTAGTTTGCTTCACCGTCACGGCTTACCCGAAACCAATGGGTTGTGCTGCTGCCAGAAAGAACGCTTGTACGCTGACCGGTTGATGCAAACTGCTGGCGTGCTTCGCAGCACGCACCCGCGTAGGTTCCTGTGAAACCGCGTGTAGTGGTGTTCATTGAGGGGGCTGGGTTGAGCGTTTCGATGATCCAGTTTGATGATTCGGTCTTCATTGGTGCGGTCCTCATTGGTCTGGCCTATTCCAGATGCCTGTAGTCTACACTCTATTCGGCAACAATGCAACGACTCTTGACACACTTTCCCAAACTATTTTCCAAGTGTTTGCAGAATCGGCACTTAGTTGGTTCTGGAATACCGAACGTTTCCGGCTTTGTCCGGGTTTGTCCCCCTTTGTCCGGCTTGGGACAATCGGTGTCCCCAAAGGGACAATGTGTGTCCCCTCCCCGTATTGGCGCCCGCTTGAGTAGTCAAGCAATCCTTGACGGCTGCCGGTTCCCGACCCCGGTTCCCGGTTCCCGCGTCAAATCGGGTGGATCAAGTTTGGGCCGATTCTTGCGAACGTGTAAGCGTTTCTTACAAGTTCTGCGGTTCCGATGGTCAAATCAGGTGGATGGGGGTGGATGCGGGTGGCTCCCGGTTGGAAGCGGTTGGAAGCGGTGGCTGCAAGATTTCGGAACCAAGGGGAACCAAACGGAACCAAATGGGCAGTTTGGGGAACCGAATGGCCCATTTCGTCTACAACGGTTCCCGTGGGCGGTTCCGTGGTTCCCGGTGTGGTTCCCACGGTTCCCGAAGGTGGCCTTGAAAGATTGAAAGATTTCCCGCCACTCGGACTGGCAGCCGCGTAGTATGCGTATAGCTCGTCCGCCATGTGTGGATGGAGTACCCGGCCACCGTTGGAACGACGGAGCCAGCATACCCACCGGGCCTCTGCTGCAAAGCACGCTATCTCTCGGTGGGTTTTTCTTTGGCTACCACTTGGCTTGCGGGCACGCCTCGCCTTGGCAGGTCACCTTGCCCGCTGGCACGCTTGGCCGCGTCCCGTCGCCGCTCCAAAGCACCAGGCACCCGCAGGTCCGGTTAGTGACTGCTAACGGGTCGCCGCAGAACCCAGCCGCGAGGACCGTGCCGCGGACCCGCATCGGCACCAGCGACGGGCACGCACGGCAGACCGCAGCCCGCCGGCCGGCCTCGGCATCGGTCGCCGGCCGGCACGTCAACCATCGGCCGGCCCCCGTCACGCCCGCCCACGCTCGGCCTAGCACGCTCATACGAACGGCTCCAACGTCGCCCGGTCCCCGCAGTTGGAACAGCCGCCTTCGGGACGCAGTTGGTCCGGTCCGCCGCTCTCGCACGTTAAGTAGCGGATCGACCACGCGGCCTGCGTTTCGGTTGCTTGGCGGGTCAGTCCGCTCGAGTTGCCAGACGTGTAGGTCAGGTTGTACGCAGCCGTCCCGCCCGATACGCCACTCGAGTACGCCCCCCGCACCCGCTCGAGCTGCCCGACGCCGCTAGACGACACGTCAAACACGCATGCCCCAAAGTCAGGGGACGCGAGCGACGGGGCAAGGATCTGGGGAACGGCCGGGACCGACACCCACCGCCCAGCCACGGCCGAGTTGACGATGGTCTGCCACGTCCCGCGATTGGTACGCCCGGTCCACGGCACGGGGTACTGCAGGGCCTCGGTGCCAAGGTAGTTGGTCGATTCGTTGTCTGGGAGCCCGCTGCGGCCGGTTGCCTGCTGCTGGTATTCAAACGCCGACTGTGCCGCCGACAGAATCCAGATGGGCACAATCTGCCCGCTGGCGGAATGAATCACGCACCATTGGGCGGTGCCGACCG